AACTCAGCGCAGAAGATCGCAATGCATACTTCGCCGATTACGCCAAGTATGGGAGCACTATGGCTGGCCTGAACATGGCGGCTATGGGTGGCACGCAGGGATTCGGCGGATTTTTCCAAGCGTCCAACTTGGCACTCGGTCCAGCAGCACAACAGCAGGCGCTCAACGACATGCTGTTCCCACGCGCATCGGGCGGCTTCCTGCCAAGGGCTGTTCAAGGTCAACGCACCCCTAACGCACCAGGCGCACGATGAGCGAATACACCAGCGACGCACAGTCCTACCCAAGCGCACCGACCCGCGACAAGTTGTTCACGCGGTGGGGGCAGCTCAAGTCTGAGCGAGCGTCGTGGCTGTCGCACTGGCAAGAGATCACGACCTACCTGCTCCCGCGCAATGGGCGCTACTTCCGCCAGGACCGCGACAAGGGCTGGCGTCGGCACAACAACATCTACGACAACACGGGCACCCGCGCACTGCGCACGCTCGGTGCCGGCATGATGGCTGGCGCGACCAGCCCGGCACGGCAGTGGTTCAGGCTGGCAACCGCCGACCCGGAACTGAACTCCTACCAGCCCGTCAAGTTATGGCTGGACGACGTAACGCGCCGCATGCAGTTGGTGTTTCAGAAGTCGAACACCTACCGCGCCTTGCACACGATGTACGAAGAGCTCGGTGCGTTCGGCACGGCCACGAGCATCGTGCTGCCCGACTTCAAGAACGTCATCCACCACTACCCCGTCACGACGGGCGAGTATTGCATTGCCACCGACGCGCAGGGCCGCGTTGACACGCTGTACCGCGAGTTTGAGATGACTGTCGCCGCGATGGTCAAGGAGTTCGGCTACAAAAACTGCTCGGTCACCGTGCGCAACATGTGGGATCGCGGCACGCTTGACCAATGGATTCCGGTCATCCACGCCATCGAACCGCGATCCGACCGCGACCACAAGAAGCGCGACAACAAGAACATGGCGTGGGGCTCGTGGTACCTCGAGGTCGGCGGCGAGGACGGCGTGTTCCTGCGCGAGAGCGGGTTTGAACAATTCCCCGCGCTCGTCCCGCGCTGGGCTACCGCCGGCGGCGACATCTACGGCAACAGCCCAGGCATGGAGTCGCTTGGCGACATCAAGCAGCTACAGCACGAGCAGTTGCGCAAGGCGCAGGCCATCGACTACCAGACCAAGCCGCCGCTCCAGGTGCCCGTGTCGATGAAGAACCGCGACGTCGAGACGCTGCCCGGCGGCATCTCGTTCGTGGACGGCGCGTCAGCAGGCATCAAGACCGCGTTTGAGGTCAACCTCAACCTCCAGTACCTGCTCAACGACATTCAGGACTGCCGCGAGCGCGTTCGTGGTGCGTTCTATGCCGATATGTTCCTGATGCTGGCGGGCCAGCCGAACACCCGCATGACGGCCACAGAAGTCGCCGAGCGCCACGAGGAGAAGTTGCTCATGCTCGGGCCCGTGCTCGAGCGCCTGCACAACGAACTGCTCGACCCGCTGGTGGACATCACGTTCACGCGCATGTTGCAGGGTGGCATCATCCCGCCAGCGCCCGAGGAGTTGCAGGGCATGGACCTGAACGTCGAGTTCGTCAGCATGCTCGCCCAGGCGCAGCGTGCCATTGGCACGAACTCGGTGGACCGCTTCGTCGGTAACCTCGGCCAGATCGCCACGATGAAGCCGGACATCCTCGACAAGTTCGACAGCGACCAGTGGGCCGACATCTACGCCGACATGCTCGGCGTGGACCCGTCGCTCATCATCGCCGACAAGGAAGTCGCGGCCATCCGCACCGCCCGCAACCAAGCGATGGCGGCCAAGGAGCAGGCGGCAGCGTTGCAGCAATCGTCGCAGACGGTCAAGAACATGGCCGGCGCTCCGACGGATCAGCCCAACGCATTGACTGACGTAATGAACATGTTCTCGGGATACACCAGCCCATCGGCGCTGGAAGTTTGAAAGGACCACCATGCCATACGTTATGAAGACGCCCGGTGGTCCTTGGCTTTACAACTCAACCACAGGCGATTTCGCTGGCTTGAAAGATCCCGACGGCAGCGAACTGATCTTCGCTAGAGCTCCGCATACGGGTGGGTTTTTTGACGTGTCAAACCAGACTGCGCTTGCAAACACTGCTACGCCAATGGAATACGACACAACCGACTTCTCGCATGGAGTTTCGGTTGTGAGCAACAGCCGAATCATAGTGACACGCGACTCGGTCTACAACATCCAATTTAGCGCCCAGTTCAAGAACACAGACAACTCATCGGAGCACAACGTAAGCGTGTGGCTCGAATTGAACGGAACCAATGTCGCAAACAGCAATACACAGATCACGCTGCCGAGAAAGCATGGTGGTGGTGACGGGTTGCTGGTTGCAGCATGGAACTTTTTCGTGACCATGAACGCCGGCCAGTACGCGCAGATCATTTGGTCCACGCCAAACACCGCCGTGTCGATTGCCTACGAAGGCACGCTATCGACTCCGACCAGGCCGGCTACGCCGTCTGTGATCCTGACCGTCAACGAGGTCAACGGTATCTCCTGACGTTGCTAGTTCAACATTCGCCATCTCAGACAGTCCAAACGTGAGCAATTACGACCCACTCGATATCCGTGGACAAGAGCGCAACAAGGCCGAGCGCGACCAGCGTGAACGCCTTGAGCGCGAGAACGAGGCCGCCGACGTCAAGTGGCTGATGAACAACAAGCGTGGCCGGCGCATGGTGTGGCGGTTGCTGGACAGGGCCGGGGTATTCCGGTCATCGTTCGCCACCAACAGCATGACAATGGCCTTCTCTGAAGGTAACCGTAACTACGGCCTACAGTTACTTGGTATTATCCATGCCGTATGCCCGGAACTTTATCCGGTCATGTTGAAGGAACACACGAATGAACGAACCAACGACGATGCTGGCGACCCCAACCAGTGAGGCGCCCACATCATCGAATGCCAGCAACACCTCCGCGACGGCGGAGAAGTTGTATGGCGAGCAGAAGGCGTCTGCACCCCAGACTGCGCCCGCCGATACGGCTAAGGCGCAGGACGCCCCTGTGACCGGACAGGCAGAGAAGGCCGCCGAGGCACCCGCCGAAGCCAAGCCGACTGTGCCTGAGAAGTACGAATTCAAGGCTCCTGAAGGTCAGGAGTTTGACGGTGACACCATCACCGCGTACTCGGAGGTCGCACGGGAGCTTCAACTGAGTCAGGACGCTGCGCAGAAGCTGCTTGACGTCATGGGCCCGAAGATGGCCGAACGTCAAATGGCTCAGATTCAGGCTGTTCAGGGCGCTTGGATGGAGGCATCCAAGCAGGACAGGGAATTCGGCGGCCCCGCGCTCGCCGAGAACCTGGCCGTCGCCAAGAAGGCTTTGGATGCGTTCGGCACCGCCGAACTCCGCACACTGCTCAACGAGTCTGGGCTGGGGAATCACCCGGAGATCGTCCGGTTGTTCTTCCGCGCAGGCAAGGCAATCAGTGAGGATCGTGTCGTGACGGGCTCGACCGGGCAGGCCAAGGCCGGCCCCAAGTCGTTCTCCGATCTGGCCGATGTTCTGTACTCGTAACTAACCCCTACAAAGGAATCGCAACATGGCAACTCTCTCTACGTCGAATCTGACGCTGGCCGACTGGGCCAAGCGCACCGATCCGGATGGCCGCGTCCCGGTCATCGCGGAACTCCTCTCGCAGTCGAACGAAATCCTTGAGGACTGCGTCTTCAAGGAAGGCAACCTCCCCACGGGCGAGCGCGTCGTCATCCGCACCGGGCTTCCCTCGGTGTACTGGCGCGCACTCAACCAGGGCATTCCGAACAGCAAGAGCACGACCGCTCAGGTCGATGAGGCTTGCGGCATTCTGGAAGCGCGCAGCGAGGTGGACAAGGATCTGGCGATGCTGAACGGCAACACCGCTCAGTTCCGCCTGTCCGAAGACGTCGCCTTCCTCGAGGCGATGAACCAGACGCAGGCCACCACCCTGTTCTACGGCAACCCCGCCACCGATCCGAAGCAGTTCCTCGGCCTCGCGCCGCGTTACTCGGACATCGGCGCCGGCAGCCCGAACAACTCGCAGAACATCATCTCTGCTGGCGGCAGCGATGCCACCACCAACACGTCGATTTACCTCGTCGTGTGGGGTGACCAGACCGTGTACTGCCCCTTCCCCAAGGGCAGCAGCGCCGGCCTGATCCACGAAGACCTCGGCGAGCAGACCGTCTACAACAGCGATGGCACCCGTCTTCAGGCGTATGCCACCCGCTACCAGTGGAAGAACGGTCTGGTGGTCAAGGACTGGCGCTACGTGGTCCGCATCTGCAACATCAACACTGCTGACCTGATGGCGCAGACCACCACGCAGTCTCCTACGGCTGCGACCGCGATCATCAAGCTGATGAGCCGCGCCCTGTACCGCATCCCCAACATGGGCATGGGTCGGGCCGCGTTCTACATGAACCGCACCGTCCACAGCGGCCTTGCCATCGCTGCGCTCGACAAGAGCCAGTACGTGCTCAAGGTCAACGAAGGTCTGTCGCAGTTCGGTCAGCCCTACAGCTGGCTCTCGTTCCAGGGCGTGCCCCTGCGCCGCGTGGATGCCATCATCAACACCGAAGGCGTCGTGTCCTGATAGGACCGACAGAAAGGAACCAACACAATGATTACTGATCGTCTCCTCGTTCTGTCAGGCAGCAACAACCCCGGCAGCGCAATCTCGGGCCAAGGCCCGATCACGGCAAACGCCAACTCCACTGACATCCTGAGCCTCGCCACGATCACCACGGCCATCGCCAACAACGGCGGTGCCCGCGACATCGGTCAGGGCGAAAACTTGTTCATGATGTTCACGGTAGTTGTCGGTTTCGGCGGCACCGGAACCGTGGAAATGCAGATCGTCACGGACGACAACGACTCGATTTCCTCGCCGACCGTCATCGGATCGACCGGGGCCATTGCCGTTGCCAGCCTGACCGCCGGCGCACAGTTCATGGTCAGCATTACGCCTTTGGTCGGACGCCTTGGCGAGCAGTTCCTCGCAGCCCGTTACGTCGTCACGTCTTCTCCCACCACCGGCACGATCCTCGCGCAGGTGGTCGAAGACCTGCAGGACGGACGCAAGTTCTACCGTTCGGGCTTCTCGGTGACCTGACATGAAAGTCCGCGCACTCGTGACGTGTTTCATCGACAACGGCCTCCGCAAGGCGGGCGAAGTCTTCGAGTACAACGGTCCTGCCAACGGGAACGTCGAACCCATCGACGCGCCCAGCCAGTCGGAGCAGCCTGAAGTCGTGCCTGTGGTGCGACCCAAGCGAGGCCGGCCAGCCAAGACCACCGTCACGGCGGACTGATACGACGCATGTGACTCTGGAGGGGCGTCGGCCTAAACACCCGGCGCCCCTCTTTTCCTAGGAGGATCGAATGGCAAGCGTGGTTGAGATCTGCAATCTGGCACTCGCGCACCTCGGCGACGATGCCTCCATCGCCAGCATCGACCCGCCTGAAGGGTCGGCGCAGGCCGAGCACTGCGCTCGGTTCTACCCCATCGCCCGCGACAGCCTCCTTCAGATGCACGCATGGAACTTCGCGTCTCGCCGCGCATTGCTTGCGCAGGTAACGATGCCGTACTCCATGTGGAAGTACGCCTATGCCTGCCCCGGCGACATGATGGTTGCCGTCAGCGTGCTGCCGCACGACGCCGAGAACGACTACGCGGCCAAGTTCGTTCCCAGCGACACCCCGGACTTCCTGCACAACTACGCACCGCTAGTCGCTGCAGGGCGCTACGTGCCGCAGCCCTACAGCATCGAGACCGACACGCTCGGCAACAAGGTGCTGTACACCGACCAAGAGAACGCGCTGCTGCGATACCAGGCGCTCATCACGGACCCGACCAAGTTCGACCCGCTGTTCGTTATGGCGCTGTCGCACCACCTCGCCGCCATGCTTGCTGGCCCGGTCATCAAGGGCGATCAGGGCGCGGCTGAGGGCAAGCGGCAGGCGCAGATGATGATGGCGTACTTGCAGCAAGCCCGCATGTCGGACGCCAACCAGCGCAACATCAAGCCGGAACACATCACGGGCTGGATTGCAGGACGCTGACCAATGCCAAGCACCCGCATCTACAACAGGTCGTTCGCAGGCGGCGAGCTGTCGCCGGAGATGTTCGGGCGCATCGATGACATCAAGTTCCAGACCGGAGCCGCCAAGCTGCGGAACTTCATCCCGACCCCGCAGGGGCCGGCAGAGAACCGTCCCGGTACCACGTACGTGGCGACGGTGAAGGACAGCACCAAGCGCACGCGACTTCTGCCGTTCACGTACAGCACGACGCAGACGATGGTGCTTGAGTTTGGTCAGGGCTATATCCGATTCCACACGCAGGGCAGCACGTTGCAGGCCGGGTCGCCGGCTGCCTACAACGGCGCGACCGCCTACGTGGTGGGTGACTTGGTGTCCTCGGGCGGCACGAACTACTACTGCATCGCGGCCACGACCGGTAACGCGCCGCCCAACGCCACGTACTGGTATCCGCTGCCGTCAAGCGCCTACGAGATCCCGTCGCCCTACCAAGAGGCTGACCTGTTCTCAATTCACTACGTGCAGTCAGGCGACGTGCTGACGCTTGTGCACCCTAACCACGCGCCGCGTGAACTGCGCCGCCTTGGTGCTACGACGTGGACGCTGACGGCGATCACGTTCGTTGCCCCGGTCGCTGTGCCTAGCGCCCCCACGGTCACGGCCAGCCGCGGTGATGCGCTCAACATCACGGGCATCACGCAGGCCAACCCCGGCGTCGTGACCACGGTCGGCAACCACGGTTTCGCCATCGGCGACAGCGTGTACGTCAATGGTGGCACGATGACGCAGTTGAGCGGGTTCTACCTCGTCAACACGACGCCGGCCACGAACACGTTCTCAGTCAAGGCGTACGACACTGGGGTCCCGGTTGACACGACGGCCTACACCGCATGGGCGAGCGGCGGGTTCGTGCAGTTCGGTGACAAGAGCCTTGACTTCGACAACTACTACGTCGTGACGGCCATTGCGCAGAACGCGGTGGACGAGAGCGCGGCAAGCCCGAGCGGCAACGTCATCAACAACCTGAACGCCATTGGCGCCAAGAACACGATCAGCTGGAGCGCAGTCGCGGGGGCGCTCCGGTACAACGTGTACAAGCGTCAGAGCGGTCTGTACGGATACATCGGGCAGACGGCTGCCACGTCGTTTGACGATGACAACATCGCGCCTGACATGGGCATCACGCCGCCCATCGTTGAAACCCCGTTCAGCAGCGCGAACAACTACCCGCGCTCGGTGTCGTACTTCGAGCAGCGGCGCATCTTCGCCGGCACGAACAACGCTCCGCAGACGATTTGGATGACTCGCTCGGGTACGGAAAGCGACCTGTCGTACTCGTTGCCGGTCAAGGACAGCGACCGCATCAGCATCCGCGTGGCTGCCCGCGAACTCAACACAATCAATCACATCGTCCCGCTGACGCAGTTGCTGCTGATGACCAGCAGCGCGGAATGGCGTGTCAGCCCGATCAACTCCGATGCGCTGACGCCGACCACGATCAGCGTGCGCCCGCAGTCGTACATCGGTGCCAACGACGTCCAGCCTGAGATCGTGAACAACACGGTCGTGTACTGCGCTGCTCGAGGCGGTCACGTGCGCGAGCTCGGTTACTCGTGGCAGTCAAGTGGGTTTGTTACTGGCGACCTTTCCATCCGGGCAGCCCACCTGTTCGACGACCTGACGCTGGTGGACATGTGCTACAGCAAGAGCCCGCAGCCCATCCTGTGGTTCGTTAGCAGCAACGGCAACCTGTTGAGCCTGACCTACATGCCCGAGCAGCAGATCGGCGCCTGGGCGCAGCACGACACACTGGGCCTGTATGAATCATGCACCGCCGTGGCCGAGGGCAACGAGGACCGCGTGTACGTGGTCGTCAAGCGCACGATCAACGGCAACTCGGTGCGCTACATCGAGCGGATGGCCAGCCGGCAGATTACGACGCTTGAGGCGTGCTTCTTTGTGGACGCGGGCCTGACGTACGACGGCACGAACACCACGGCAACGACTGTAACTGTCTCTGGCGGCACGACTTGGGGTCCGTCCGACGTGCTGACGATCACGTCCAGCACCCCGACCTTTGCGTTCCCGGCAACGACCGACATCAATGACGCCATCGTCCTGACCGATTCGGCGAGCAACAAGTACCGCCTGCGGATCATCGGTACGAGCAGCACGACGGTGGCGACGGCACGGGTAGACGTCACGCTGCCCGTCGCCCTGCGCAACACCGCCACGACCGTCTGGGCGTTCGCTAGAGACAGCGTGAGCGGCTTGGGGCATCTGGAGGGGGCTACGGTCAGCATCCTCGCAGACGGGGCCGTACAGCCGCAGGAAACCGTCTCCAGCGGCACCGTGAGCCTCGACAGGGCCGCAGTCCTGATCCACGTCGGCCTGCCCTACGAGAGCGATCTACAGACCCTGCCGGCGGTGATGAGCATCGACGGTTACGGGCAGGGGCGTTATAAGAACGTCAACAAGGCATACTTGCGGGTGTTTAAGTCGAGCGGCATCTTCGTGGGCCCGACGGCGGACCGACTCGTGGAGGCCAAGCAGCGCACGACTGAGCCATACGGCACCCCGCCGAGCCTGAAGTCTGACGAGATCGACGTTGACCTGAAGCCAGCCTGGCGAGCAGGCGGTCAGGTCTACATTCGGCAAGCCGACCCCCTTCCACTGACGGTCGTGGGTCTGACCCTTGAGGTCGTGCTAGGAGACTGACGATGACGGCATTCCCACAGACTCAATTCATTGCCGGGTACAGCACCTTTGGTGCGCAAATGGCGCCACCGCAATCAAGTTCGATCAACTGGTCAGGCGTTGCCGAGGGCTTGCAGATCGGCGGCAACATTGCCTCGATCTTCGGAGCCGTCACGGGTGCCATCGGGTCGTACTACTCGCTGAAGTCGCAGCAGAACCAGCTCAAGATGCAGGCGCAGAACGCGGCGTTCGCCGCGCAGATGACGCGCATCAACCGCCGTGCAGCCGAGTTCACCGCCACGCAGGTTGGTCAGCAGGGTCAGGCCGCAGCCGGCCAGTACACCATGCGGGCGGGCCAGGCTCGCGCCGGGGCACGCACGGCGATGGCTGCTCGTGGGGTGGCGCTTGGGCAGGGGACGGCCAAGGAAGTCGTCGCCAGCATGGACCTGGTCAAGGAGATCGACCGCCTCGCCATCAACGCATCGACCGTCCGGGCGCAGGAGGCTGCCCGGTTGCAGGCGTTCAACCTCGGCACGCAGGCCACGATGGCCGAACTGTCGAGCCGGAACCTGTCGAGCGCAGCCGGCACGATCATGCCCGGCTTTGGGGCTGCCACCAGCCTGCTCGGCAGCGCAGTCGATATCGGCGCCAACTGGGCCCGCAACAAGCGCATCGACGAACTGCTGCAAGGCGTAGCCACCGAACGATTCTGAGGTACTCATGCCAACCGTCCCGACCACCTTCGTCCCGCAAGTCACCCCTCCCGGCGGTGGTGACATCGGCCAGTTCCAGGCTCCCGCCGTGGAGCCAATGCGCAACTACACGGGCGAGCAGGTCCAGCAGTTCGGACAGCAGTTGACCCGAGCAGGCATGACGGCGTTCAGCATCGGCGACGCCATGCAGGACCAACTCGACGAGGCCGCCGCTAAGGAAAGCGACATTGCATACCAGCAGCAGGTCAACGAGATCCTGCAAGGTCCGAACGGCTATCTGAACAAAGTCGGCAAGGACGCCGAAACGTCATACGTCAGCGTCAACGAACAGTTGATTCAGGCTGGGCAGGCGAGCATGGACCGCCTGAACGACAGCCAGAAGCGGCTGTATCAGAACGTCCTCGCCCGCAACATGATGACCTTCCAGACGCAGGTGCAGTCGCACCGCGACAAGCAAGTCAAGGTCTACGCGGAAAACGAAGCCACGGCACGCGCCAACCTGTACGTCAATCGAACCGTGCAGTCATATAAGGAACGCGATGCGGTCACGACCGACGGCCTGCCGACGGGTGAATACAACACCAATCTCGGCGTGGCGCTGAATGAGATCCGCACCGTTGGCCGCCTGCGAGGCTTTGCCGAGGACAGCGCCCAGATGCGGGAACTGGAGAACGCGGTCTACACGCAGGCTGCGCAGGGCGTGGTGAATCGGCTGATGATGGATAGCCAGTTTCAGGACGGGCTTGACTACGTGCGCAAGCAGTTGGAGCTCAACCGCATCGATCCGACCAAGGCCGACGCGATGATTGCCTCGCTCGACGCCAACCGCAAGCGTCAGATGGTGGACGAACTGACCACAAGCATCCGTACGACCGGGGTACTGGACACGCCCGCCGGCACGGGGAACTTCGATCAGATCATTGAGAACGGTCGCATCAACGTCGATGGCAAGGGCGTGAACATCGAGGCTCCGCCTGGTGCGCCCGTCAACGCGCCGGCCAACGGGACGATCAAGAGCGTCGATGGCAACACGGTCACGATGGAAACGAGCGACGGCACCACTCTGAAGTTTGACAATGTCTATGTGTTCGGGCTGCTCGCGGAAGGCCAGACGGTCACCCGTGGCGGCATGATCGGCATGGTGGGCAAGGACGACGCAGCCGAGGACGGCCTGTATCGCATCGGATACACCGCCACCCGCAACGGCGAGGCCATCGACCCGCGCAACCTGAACTCTCTTGAAGATTCCGACCGCGACGAGGCACGCCGACCGCTCACGCTGCGCGATGCGCTGACTGTGGCCGAGCGCATCCCTGACCCCGAGGTTCGCAAGCAGGTGCAGTCGAACCTGCGCACTCAGTTTGCGCAGGAGGACGCGCTCATCAAGGAGGAATACCGTGGCCGGATGGACGCGATCACCGAGTTCCTGGCTGTCCCCGGAAACAACGTCGGACAGATCCCACCTGAATTGTGGGGCACGCTGAAGCCGACCGATCAGGCCAAGTTGCTGAGTGGGCAGAGGGAAACCGACGAACTCGGTGTCATGGAAGAGATCGCCCGTGACCCGAGCGTGTTGACGGTTGATTACCTGGACAAAAACCGCAATCGCCTGACGCCAGGTACGTACGTCAAGTTGCTGAAGGACACGGCTGACCCGAGCAAGATAATCAAGGCGTCGATTAAAGCAGAAACATTGCAAGCGATTCTGGTGCGAAACGGGCAAAGGTCATTGGCGTTCCCGCGAGCCAAAGACGAAGACGAGTTGACCGCAAGCCTGTTGTTCAGGGACGCCGTCGAGCAGCGCATCGAATTGGAGCAAGGCGATTCGAAGCGGGAAATCACAAGGCCCGAACTTGAGAAAATCGTGCGCGATCTGCTTATGGAACGTGCGATCACGAAATTGGATAGCACTGATGTCATTGCCGCCATGACGCCGGAAAATGCGGCTGCGGCATACGAAGATATTGTTGCTTCCATTGACAAGACGGAACTGGAGCGGATTCGGTCAGCACTGCAACAAAAGGGACAGCCTCTCACGAAGGCCAAAGTTGCTAGCGCCTACATTGAACGCCAGCGCGCACTAAAGGCAAAGCCATAATGCAGAACGAAGAAACTCCAACGGAAGTCAACCCGTACCTCGAAATTGTCGATCGCATGTCGAAGCCGGCTTTGACGCCGCTGGATATGCCCGTCGAGCCAGC